CCCGGATTGCAGAAGTTTGATCGCTCAAAGCAAGTTTGAACTCCTCATTCCTGGTGTTGGTGCTGTTGATCAGGTTGATTAACCGTTCATCAGAGGTGTCATCCTTATTCCTCCAACTATCGATCTCTGCCTGATGCATCAGGTCTTTTTTGTAGATGTACCACATGCAGGCCCCTGTCACAAAAACAGGGACTCCAAGGGTCTCGATCAGACCGAGGATGATTTGGATATCCATTATGCAGGATTCATCTGTGCTTCTTGTTCTGCCTGAAATGTTGTCCATGCAGATTTGACCTCATCTGTCCAGACTGCATTGCAAATGTCCTGAGTTTCTTGTGGTTCACCACTGACATCATCACCAGGATGCAGGACATGACGATGGAAACTTCTTGAAAGTTCCACTCCATCTTCACTGATAATCGTTGCCTGCCGACATTGTACGTGTTTGTGGTCACCAACGATTTCTATTTTATCGCATCTTACTTCTTTGGTTAATGCCATTTTTGACTCCTATTATTTGTTATTCGTTCCAACTATATATCCATATAGTATTGAATCATGCCACTCTGTAAGAGAAACCAATTATAATATTCCCATCTGCTGTCCATTCAGTTGCTTGCATATTTGATGCTCCTGTCTGAACATCCCACACTCTTAAACTCATAGTGGTTTCATTCATTCTCCCATAGTAGCTAACTATATATCCTGCTGTGATATCAAAACCAGACCCATTTGCAGCAGCCCCACCAGAATAAGCCGCTTGATCATTAGCAACGGTAAACGGTAGACCTAAGATGTAAGTATCTCCAACGGCAGATCCGAGAGAAGTGGTTCTAAATTGCCCAGAGACAGTAACCACATTCCCAATCTTGGTATAATACCCAGTATCGTAACTGGAGTTCATCGTCATATGATGTGAACCATCAGAAACCACTGGACTCCAAGTTCCAGTCTCATAGTCGTAAAGGGTTCGGTCCCCTACTGTTGGGCTATTTTGTCTTGTGTCTGGATCCCCTCCAAACGTAATCCCCTTTCCTGCCGTGCCGATGATGAAATCACCACTCGTTATAGTTATATTGGTGTTGTCTGTCGTCAAACCAGTTACGCCACCAGCAGCAGCCGGCTCACTTTGCCAGACAGAACCTGTAGAAGTTAATACCTGTCCATCGTCTCCAGGTGCAATGGAAGTTATCGCAGATGCTCCTGCACCAATTAAAACACTATTAGCAGTGTGGGTAGATACTCCAGTTCCTCCATCTGCTACCGCGAGGTCCGTGATTCCAGTGATCGATCCAGCATCAATATCCACTTTACTGATATTTACTTCACCACTTCCATTTGGTGTAATATCGATGTCACCGTCCACACCGTCTTTTATGGTGATGGTTCCGGAATTCGATCCTGCATTTGTATCTAAAACTAAATCTTGTGTGCCTGAAGAGGTAATTTTACCTGAAGCAGATCCTGTCCCAATGACAACTTGGTCTGTCCCGAGGGTGATATCTCCTGTTGCATCCAGGGTGACGTTATTGGATGCATCTGCCTCAATTTTCTCCGTGTCGGCACCAAAGGTCAGTCCAACCTGGGCCGGGAGGTTCACATCACTGGTTGCAGTGAGGTTGATATCTCCACCGGAGTTGATGGTTAAATCTGTATCATTGCTCTCAATTTTATCATTGTTATCAGAGGCAAAAGTGAGTCCGACCCCGGAGGGAATATTCACATCCGAGGTTGCCGTGAGGCTAATGTCTCCACCTGAGGTCAATGTTAAATCGGTGTTATTCCCTTCAATCTTCTCACCCGTTCCAAAGGTGACCCCAACATCGGCAGGAACCACAACATCCGAGGTTGCAGTAAGGTTGATTGCACCTCCTGAATTGACGGTCAGGTCTGTATCGTCGGATTCAATCTTCTCGTTCCCGTCGGAGGCAAATGTAATCCCTTTGTTGGCAGGAACATTGACATCTCCGGTGGATCCTGGAGTGAGGTTCACATCTCCAGTTCCTTTTGCTGCCAGGGTCAGGTCGATGTTGGTATCATCTCCTGCAGAAGCAATCTGCGGAGGATTCCCGGTGGCAGCATTGGTGACTCCAATGTGATTGACTGCAGATCCAGTTGCAGTGAAGTCAATCAACTCATTCTCGTTTGCATCAGCGATCAGGTTAGAGGTTGCATTGACTGCAGCTACGATGGTGTCGAGGTCGGTATTAATATAACCTCCCCAAACATTTTCATCTCCTCCATCAAGTGGTTTTTGGAGGTTCTTGGATGTTCCTGCCGTCTTGGAATACGTGTAAAAATCGGAGGTATTTGTTGCCATATTACCTGTAATAAATCGGGTTGGTCACTGCACCGGAGAAGTAGGGTCGTTTAATACTCATGTTCAGTGCAGTCCCAGGGTTTTCTCCTCTCTCGTCCTGTGCTGCCAACTCCTGCAACCTCTCCTCCATGAGTCCCTTCCAAATTGCAATCCTTGGATCATCCATCAGATAGGGTGAGGAGTGCATCAGGGATCCATAGAGGTAGAGGTCCGGATGCGAGTCGAGGATCCAGTTGGTTGTTGCAGAGTCACTGAGTGGAGTAAATTTTTGATAGAATGTGATCTCAACAGAATAGGTTGCATCAGGAACCGGTCCGAGTTCCAGTTCATATCCAATCAGTCCAAAACAGATTGGTCTCCCGGTGGCACCTGATCTTTGGTATCTAAACTCATCCATGGCCTGAGGAGATTTAAATTCCAGGACCACTGGACCTCCAGATGTTGGTTCCAGGGTGATGTTTTTGAGTTCCAGATAATTGGTCAAAGAGGATGAAAGGTCCGTGTACTGACCACTGACAGATATGGTGCTCCGTGCGATCATTTTACGGACCCTCAAACGTCTCTGGAATTCTGCTTCTGCGAGGGCAATGAATTTTTCAATGACGGTGGTGCCGTCGTCCTGGTCAGTTGCCAGGTCTGAACGGTTCAGGAAATCACCAACGGATGATTTCAGATTTGCATAGGTGTCAAGTGCCATCAGGCTGCCTCAGTCTGTGGTGCATAATACTCCGATATCTGGTTTTGAATCTTTTTGAGCAGGACAGGAAACTCGGTCTCCTTCCACTCCATGTATGCTGCAATCTGCCCTGATTTGGATGCAATCCGTTCCCAGTTTTCCTTCTCCTCCCGTAAGTCTCCCCAACCATCGAGAGCATACTTCAGGGTTCCCAATTCCTCGGCAATGTCCTGTAGTGCGTGTGCAAAAAACCACCGTCCACGGGCAAACAAAGGTCCAATAGCTTTCATCAGCTTCCCTCCTATGCATGGTTGTACCGGGAGGGTTGCATTGTGGATATTATCTGGACCATAAGTCACATCCCACGGACCACAGTATTTGATCAGTCGTTTTGCCCAATCGAGTCCTGGAGTGAAGTTTTCACCAATGAACAGATAGTGGTCTTGAGTGGTATATAATTTAAGGAAATCGGCTGCCTTCTCGATGTTTTCCCATCCATCTGGAGGATTGTCCTGGTTGACACAAACCCCTTTCCAGTCTGATGCCTGCATCGTCAATCGTGCAGTCTCTGCATCCTTTATTTCAGGGATCATGATCAGGGATGATCCATCATTCTCAGGATGAAGATTCATGACATGAAGTTCTGCATCCTTTTCCAGTTTGGAATAGAACCCCTCACTCATGGTTGCCATCGACATATCATATGCCATGTCCCCCATATGCTTGACCTGCCTGGAGAGGTCATGATCGATGTAGATTGGGACTCCTAGTTTTTTCAGTTTCCTGCAGAAAAAGACATCCTCACCTATGACTCCTGGGATCTTGTCCGGGTCAGGTTCAAATGCAAACCAGGGAAGTTCCAGTTCAGGAAGTCCAAAGACACGCATGTCAAGCATCATGACTGCACATCCAACCTGGTCGACCTCCTCCAGACCATGCGTGTCCGGGGTGGAGTAGACGTATCGTTTATCCTTTGCAAATGCAGTCGGATAGGTCGGTAGTCTCCTGCGGACACAATTTGCTGCAACAACAGCTTGATTGTGATTCAGGAGGTTCTGAACGGTGTCAAACGGGAAGACCATGTCACTGTCAATGAACAGTGCATGGGTTGCTCCCCATTTATATGCCATCGCGACCAGACGGTGTCTTGAGTCTGGGATTATTGAACACTGGACTCCAAAAAGTTTGATCTCCTTGGTTCCGTTTTCATATTTGGAATCTGAGAAGCAAGCCATCATATTGGCAATACACTCTGCCGTGTTTGCATTCCAGGTCCCAGTGGAGGGCACCAGGACCG